GATTCTTCAAGATCAAATTGAATCTTTTGGAAGTCATATTTTCAAAGAAGGATCAATGGTGATCCCTGGAAATATTAACTACGATTCTGAATATTATTCTATCAAATTAAATGAAAATCATTTGGGGATTCCAGTATCCTTATATGTGGAAAATTTAGTTGGGAAAAGACTAACTGGGCAAGATTCCGGAATTACAGTAGTTGTAGATAAGTATGCTCTGCCATCAGAATCTACTGAAATAACAGATTTAACTCTTTTTATAAAGTATTTAAATTCTGGATCAGATAATGATATAAAAACATTAAATGATGGTGAGATATTAATAACTGAAGAATCATTCGTCTACGGTAATACTGCAATTAATGCTGGAGATACAGTAGCCACTTTAGTATCTTTAAATGCATCAGCAATTGGTTGTGCTGTAGGAATATCTGATGGTGTTTATTTCATTAGAGGAACATTTGTAGACGTATCTTCCGATAAAATTGTTTTAGATCCATATACAAATAATCCATCTTATAGAGTTGGTTTAAACATTTTAGAAGAAATCATAACTGCCAAAGATGATCCCACACTATATGATAATGCTAGAGGATTTTCAAATTTTGCCGCACCTGGTGCGGACAGATTAAAAATTTCAACTACGCTTTCTAAAAAATCTTTAACTAATTTTGATGATAAGAGTTTTGTAGAATTAATTAGACTAGACAATGGAGAGATTAAAAAACTTCAAGATAAATCTCAATATTCTATTGTTAAAGATTATTTTGCGAAGAGAACTTTTGAAGAATCTGGAGATTATGCCATTGATAGATTTAAAGTTCAAGTTTCAAACTCTTTGAATGATGGCATTTCTAATGAAGGAATATATTTACCAACACAGGTAACAGATTCTGGAAATGTACCTAGTGACGATTTAATGTGCATTAAGATATCTCCAGGTAAAGCTTATGTTAGAGGTTTTGATATTGAAAAAGAATCAACCACAATATTAGACGTTGATAAACCTAGAGATAAAGCAACTGTTGAAACTTCTCTAGTCCCCTTTGAAATGGGAAATTTATTGAGAGTTAATAACGTAACTGGAACTCCATTTGTTGGAATTAATACAGATAACAATACTGTTACATTTTTTAATCAAAGAAAGTCTTCAGAGGGTTCTGGAACTGGAGATGAGATTGGGCAAGCAAGGGTATATTCTTTCAGTTTGAGTGACGCAGCATATTCTAATGATGGTTCTGAATGGGATTTATATCTTTTTGATGTACAAACATTTACTAGACTAACTTTAAATCAAAGTTTAGATTCTAATCAGTGTCCAGCAACATCATATATTAGGGGAGTCAGTAGTGGTGCCTCTGGATATGTAGTAACATCAGCATCTGGAACAAACATAACAATAACTCAAACTTCTGGAACTTTTATTGCTGGTGAACAAATTCTTATTAATGAATCGGCAGAATATTCAAGAAGTGTTAGAAGTGTAAAAGTATTCAATACGCAAGACATTAAATCTGTTTTCCAAAATTCAACTGCTGTTTCTTCAGGGATAAAAACTTCTTTTGTTGCAGATACTGTCCTTCAAAGAGTTTCTCCCCCAGGATTTAATATTACTGATAGATTAACAATTACAGGAGGAACTGGTGCTGGAACAGTAACTTGTCCTGGTAAAAATTTCCTAGGAATTAGAAGCGACACTATTATTAGATATCAAATATCTGGATTATCTACAGAAACTTATAATAGAGTAGTTTCTGTTTCTAGTGATGGATTGTCAATGACAGTTGCTGGAGTTTCCAGTGTTTTTGGTGTGTGTAATGGTGGTCTACCATCTTCAGATCAATCTATAACATTTACAATCGGAGTTCCAAATATCAATAATGATGAGAATTCTGGACTTTATGCTCCTTTAGATGCTTCAAATGTTTCAGATGTAAGTTTATCAAATTCTAATCTATTGGTAACTAGACAACTTCGTGAGTTGACAACCAACTCGGTCGGATCGTTAAGTGTTGATGTCACTTCAACTGGTATTTCTAGTGCCTTTTTTGAAACTTTTGATGCTGAAAGATATTCAATTCACTATTCTAATGGAGATATTGAAGATTTAACTAACGATCAGTTTGATTTAACCTCAAATGGTTCTCAAATAGTATTTTCTGGATTGAGAGCAAATCAGTCTTCAAATGTAACTCTTAATGCAACTGTTAGAAAAAATTCAATTACAAATAAACAAAAAGACTTCTTAAGAAGTCAAAAGTTAATTGTTGATAAGTCAATTTCTGGAATTTCTACAGCATTAAGTGGATTAAGTACAAATTCATATTATTGGTTGAGAGTTCAAGATAAAGAAATTTCTTTAAATGTTCCTGATGTTGTCAATATTGTTGGAGTCTATGAATCTTTAGATACATCCAATCCTTCTTTAGACAAATTAACTTTTGTTTCTGGATTATCTTTAGATACTAATTCAATTTTAGGTGAAAGAATAGTAGGATCTAGTAGTGGGGCGATTGCCCAACTTGCTACCAGATTATCATCAACTGAGGTAGAAATTTGCTATTTAACTCCTCAAACATTTAGTGTCGGAGAAACTGTAACGTTTGAAGAGTCTAATATTGTTACAAACATTCAGGTTATAACTGTAGGTAATTATTTAAATATTACAAATAGATTTGAACTTGATAAAGGGCAAAGAGAACAATACTATGATTATTCCAGATTAGTAAGAAAACTAAATTTTCCAGAACCAACAAGAAAACTATTGGTTGTATATAATTGTTATCGCGTCCCAACGAATGATCTTGGTGATTTATACACTGTAGAATCATATAGTCAAGAAAGATTTACATCTGATATTCCAATTTTAAGGAATTTACTGCGAGCAACTGATACTTTAGATTTTAGACCAAGAGTATCCGATTTTACATCAACAACTTCATCCCCATTTGCTTTTGCAAGTAGAACATTTGGTTCTACAGGAAATAACCCAACTTTGGTTGTTACCCCAAATGAAAGTTCTTTAGTTGGATATAGTTACTACTTACCAAGAATTGACAAACTTGTTCTTGATAGTTTGGGCAATTTTTCTTTGATTAAAGGTGTATCTTCGTTAGATCCAAAAGAACCAACAAATATTGAGAGTGCGATGGACATTGCTACCATCAACCTTCCCGCATACTTATATAATCCAGATGATGCTACTATCACTTTAGTTGACAATAGAAGATATACAATGAGAGATATTGGTAAATTGGAGGATAGAATATCCAATTTAGAAACAGTAACATCTTTAAGTCTACTTGAATTAGATACAAAATCACTACAAATTCAAGATGCGGATGGTCTCTCACGATTTAAATCTGGATTCTTTGTAGATGACTTTAAAAACAATAATCTTTTAGATATCTTGAATCCAGATTGTAAATGTGATGTTGATACTGCCAATCAAGAATTAAATACACCATTAGATTTTTATTCATTAAAACCAGAATTAGCTTTATTACCATCAATTAACACCGATACAGCAGACTTTCGCTCCAATCTAGAATTATTAGATTCTAATGTAAGAAAAACTGGGGACTTAATTACGCTTAATTATGATGAGGTGGGATGGATTGAACAACCTTTAGCATCCAGAGCTGAAAATGTTAATCCATTTAATATGATTGAATTCATTGGTAGAATTGAATTGAATCCAACTTCTGATAATTGGGTTAGAAACGTATTCATAGATGGTGGTGAAAGGACAATTACTGGTGATTATGATGGATCATATGTTGAAACAATACAAATAAGTAGCGAACCAGATACTCATATTCGTTCTAGGAATGTTGCCTTTGGTGCTGGAGGATTAAAACCAATTACAAGATACTATCCATTCTTTGATAGCACTAGTGGGATTGATATTGTTCCCAAACTTCTTGAAATTACGATGACTTCTGGAATATTCCAGAATGGTGAAACAGTAGATGGATTTATTGGGGGAACTAAGGTTATAACATTCAGAGTTTGTCAACCAAATCATAAAACTGGCGATTTTAGCAATCCAACCACAATATTTAATGCTAATCCATATAATACAACGATTGCTTTACCATCAACATATTCTGCATCCTCCACTATTCTTAATGTAGATGTTGCTTCATTAGCAGAAGAAGCGCAAGGTCAATTTAGTGGATATGTTACGATAGGTACAGTTTTAATTGGTAAAACTAGTGGTGCTCAAGCATCTGTATCTGATTTAAGATTAGTTTCTGATACTTTTGGAGATTTAGGTGGATCATTCTTCTTTAAAGATCCTTTAGCATCTCCACCACCTCCATTAAGATTTAGAACAGGAACAAAAACTTTTAAATTAACTTCAAGTTCTACTAATTCAGAACCATTGCCAGGTAGTTTACTTATTAGTAGTGCCGAAACTTCTTATTCGACAAGTGGAATTGTTGATACGTTTAGACAAACTAATGTTATTGTTAGAAGACCGCCGCCACCACCACCAAGAAGAAGAAGAGGTGGAAAAGATCCTCTTGCACAATCATTTACTGTTGATGAAACTGGGGCATTTTTAACATCAGTTGATCTATTTTTTGCTAGTAAAGATGAAAATGAAAAAGTTACTGTCGAATTAAGAACTGTAGAACTAGGAACCCCAACAAATCAGTTAGTTCAAGATTTCGCAAGAGTTACTCTAGAACCATCACAAGTAATTACATCCTCTAATGGATCTGCTCCAACAAGAGTTACATTCCCCTCCCCAATATACCTACAACCAGGACAAGAATATGCTATTGTAATTCTTGCCCCATCAACAAATAATTATGAAACTTGGGTTGCTAGAATGGGAGAAAGAACCGTAAACACTCAAAATCTACCTGATGCTGAAAGTGTACTTGTAACTAAACAGTATATTGGCGGTAGTCTTTTTAAATCTCAAAATGGAACTATTTGGACTGCAAGCCAATTTGAAGATCTTAAATTTAAACTTTACAAAGCCCAATTTACACAAAATCTTGGGACTGTTTATTTCTATAATCCCAAACTTGGAACTAGAAGTAATCAAATTCCAAAACTATCTCCAAATCCAATTAAAACTCTTCCAAGAAAATTAAAAGTTGGTATTACTACCACCACTACAATGAGTAGTATTTTGATTCCGGGAAGAAAAGTCGGAGAAGGTAGTTCAACTGGTCCTTATGGATATATTGAAAAAGTTGGAAGTAATATTTCTGCTCTTTCCTTGACTAATACTGGAGTTGGATATTCTAATGGTACATTCTCTGGTGTTTCTTTCTATAGTGTATCTGGAAATGGAACTGGTGCTGTTGGAGTTGTAACAATTTCTTCAAACGTAGTTTCTGCCGTTTCTATAACTACACCCGGAAATGGATATGCGGTAGGAGATGTTTTAGGTATTACAACAAGTAATGTAGTCAAGGGAACAAATGCAACTATTACAGTTTCAAATATCAATGGTATTGATACTCTATATCTAACTAATGTTCAGGGCGAAGAATTTACGGATGGGCAAGATCTAATTTACTATGAAAATAATACCGCAGTTTCTCTTGCTAATACGGATATTAGAGGATCATCATCTTTAATTAGCACTCTCTATGATGGTAGAGTAATTGAGGTTGATCATTATAATCATGGTATGATGGCAGATAATAATAAAGTTACTCTAGCAGATATTGAACCTAACACTACTCCTATATTACTTACTGCCGATCTTGCTACTGATGCAACAACAATTTCTGTCGCTAACACATCAACATTCTCAACTTTTGAGGGTATTTCAACATCAACTGGATATGTTAAGATTAATAATGAAATTATTTACTATAATAACATTGGTTCAGGAACGCTTGGAATTGGGACAAGAGGTATAGATGGATCTTCTATTAGAACTCATAATGTAAATCATCTTTGCTATAAGTATGAACTTAATGGAGTATCTTTAACCAAAATTAATACAACACATGATATGCCAACAGATGCTGCATTAAAAGCATCAAAAAATATTGATAAGTATTATCTACAAATTAATAGATCAAATAGACCTTCTGGCGATACACAATTAAGTTTTACTGATGAGAGATCATTGGGAGGTACAAATGCATTTGCCTCTCAAAACTTCCAATATAATTCCATTATTCCACAATTTAATGTTATTACTCCAGGTGAAACAACATTTATAAATGCACAATTAAGGTCTGTATCTGGAACCAGTGCTGGAGGATCAGAGGTTTCTTTTATTGACCAAGGATATGAATCGGTCGAATTAAATCAAATTAATAGACTTTCTTCTACTAGACTTGTCTGTTCCGAAATAAACGAAACAAATAGATTAACTGATCTACCAAAAAATAGATCTACTACTTTAGCAGTTCAATTTAGTTCTCAAGATCCAAATCTATCTCCCGTGTTAGATAGTCAAAATAGTGCTCTTATTCTTGAAAGAAACAGATTAAATAACCCAATTACAAATTATGTAACTGATTCTAGAGTTAAATTAATTTCTGGAGATCCACATTCTGCTGTTTATATTTCGAATAGAGTCGATTTAAAGCAACCAGCAACTTCATTAAAGGTTCTTGTTTCTGCTTACAGACATTCTTCAGCAGATTTTAGAGTTTTATATAGACTCTTTAAACCTGATTCCAGTGAAATAGAACAATCTTATGAATTGTTCCCTGGATATGATAATCTTAAAGATCTGAATGGCGATGGTTTTGGTGAATCAATCATAGATTCAACTCTTAATAGTGGAAGAGCAGATGCTTTTGTTCCATCAAGTAGGGATAATCAATTCCTAGAATATCAATTTAGTGCTGATAATCTTGACAAATTTACAGGATTTGCTATTAAAATTGTGTTCTCCGGAACTAATGAAGCATACGCACCAAGATTGAAGGATTTAAGAGTAATTGCCCTAGCATGATTCCAGTAGAAGGACATAAAAACCTTTATAGGGATGAAAATTCTGGGGCAATTGTAAATTGTGATACTTTAGGATACTCTCAATACATTAAAATGAAATCAGAAAAACAAAAACAAAAAGATGATATTGATAAACTAAAAAATGATATAGAGGAAATAAAGTCTTTATTAAAGGAGATTGTAAATGGATCCAAATGAAATAACTCTAGACTCTATTAATAAATTATTTGAATATGAAAAGCATTCTAGAGTAATAGATCGTTTATCTGAAGATGAATTGAGAGTTTTTGCTAAACTTTACTTCAAATTATATTTGAAACAACAAGAAGCAGTTTCATCTTTAATGAATCTTTAAAATATAAATATCTAAAGGTATACTTATTGAATAATGGCAGTCTATGTATCTAATATAGTCATAGAGCAAGGATTTGATTTTGATACGTCGTTTCAACTTGAAGATACTAGAAGTAATTCTTTATTAGATTTGTCGGGAACTTCTTCCCTAGCAACTTTGAAAAAAACTTATACTAGTTCATCTTCAGTTTCTTTTGCTTCTACAGTTACTAGTCCTACTAACGGAATAATTTCAATTTCATTGACTGCCAATCAAACAGCAGTGTTAAAACCTGGTAGATATGTATATGATGTAAAAATTCTTACTCAAAATGGAAAGGAACTTAAAGCTGTAGAGGGATCTGCGCTAGTTAGACCAGGAGTAACTCTATAATGGCAAGTATAAATGATGGGGGATCGCAATATAGGGTTCGAGTTGTAGCACCCAATGTTAATGATAGGATTGGATCTCAAAATGTAGTTAGAGTTTTATCAAACGCATCAGCACCACCTACTAGATTAGTAAATTTAAGTGATGTTAACTCTACATTAAAAACTGAAGATGGAATGATCCTTGTATGGGACCTTCCATCAGAATCATTCATAATGACGAGTGTTATTGATTCCTCAAGTACAACAATAAAGGGAATCGCTTATTTTGATAACACTACAAATTCTACGCTGCCTACTAATGGAGCTTTAATTGTTTCTGGTGGTGTTGGCATTGGAAAAAATTTAAATGTTAGTGGTGACATTGCAATAAGTGGTATTGCTACATTTTCTTCTAATTTAGATATTAATGCTGCAGTTGACATTTTAAATAGATTAGTAGTAAACAGCACTTTTCAATCTGTCGGAGTAACAACTCTTGCTTCTTCTGGAGGAATAACAACTACTGGTGGAGATCTTTATGTTGGTGGTGATTTATATGTTGCCGATGATTTAGTATTTGATGAATTTACAGCAAGAAACGCATCATTAACTGGAAATTTAAACGTTGCTGGAATAGCAACATTTCAAAATGATGTTTTTGTTATAGGAACTTTAACCGCAGGATTAATCGACGGAGGAGAATACTGATGTCAAAACCAACTAGTAGGCAAGAACTTATAGATTACTGCTTAAGGAAATTGGGTGCTCCAGTTCTAGAAATTAATATTGCGGATGAACAAATAGATGATTTGGTCGATGATGCTCTCCAGTATTTTCAGGAGAGGCATTTTGATGGTGTTGAAAGAATGTATCTAAAATATAAAGTTACCCAAGATGATTTAGATAGAGGCAGAGCTAAAAATACTGATGGTGTTGGGATAGTAACCACTACTGCAACATCTACTAATATTAGTGGTTATGGGGCAATTACTTCTAATTACTACGAAACATCTAATTTTATTCAAGTTCCAGATTCCGTAATAGGAATAGAAAAGATATTTAAATTTGATACTAGTTCGATATCTGGAGGAATGTTCAGTATTAAATATCAGTTGTTTTTGAATGATTTGTACTACTTTAATTCAGTAGAACTTTTACAGTATTCTATGGTCAAAACATATCTAGAAGATATTGACTTTCTATTAACAACGGACAAGCAAGTTAGATATAATAAAAGACAAGATAGGTTGTACCTAGATATTGATTGGGAGGCACAATCTTTGGATACTTTTTTTGTTATTGATTGTTATAGAATTTTAGATCCAAATACTTATACGAATGTTTATAATGATAGTTTCTTGAAAAAATATTTAACTTCTTTAATAAAAAGACAATGGGGTCAGAATTTGATTAAATTCAGAGGAGTTAAACTTCCTGGTGGTATTGAATTAAATGGTAGGGAAATATATGAAGATGCAGAAAGAGAATTAGAATCCATAAAACAATCGATGGCTCTTGAGTATGAACTTCCACCTTACGACTTTATAGGATGATTGAATATGACACTCAATCCATTTTTTCTTCAGGGGTCTACAACTGAACAATTTTTAATCCAAGATTTAATTAATGAACATTTGAAAATATTTGGAATAGATGTTTATTATCTTCCTAGAAAATTTTTTAAAACTGATGATATTATTAGAGAGGTTCAATCCTCTAAATTTGATGATAACTTTATTATTGAAGCATACCTAAACAATTATGAAGGATATTCTCCTGGTGCCGATTTAATGACTAAATTTGGCATTTCATTGAGAAATGAAGTAATACTTACAATATCCAGAGAAAGATTTGAAGAATTTATTACTCCATTTTTACAAGGAATTTCATCTGGAATTGATGACGGTCTAATTACAGATTATGATCTTGGAAATTTGACTACTAGACCGAAAGAGGGTGATTTGATTTATTTTCCTCTTGGAGAAAGATTGTTTGAAATAAAACACGTAGAATTTGAAAAACCATTTTATCAATTAGGAAAAAATTATATTTACGAATTGAACTGTGAACTTTATGAGTATGAAAATGAACTAATAGATACCTCGATTGATGAAATAGATGATACCGTTAGTGATGAAGGATATATAACTACGTTAACTTTAGTTGGAACAGCAGTTACAGCAACAGCCACAGCTTTTGTTGGTGGGTCTGGAATGGTTGGACAAATAGTTATTAATAATGATGGTTCTGGATATACTACATCACCAAGTGTATCAATATCAAGTCCCATATCAGGAACAACTGCGACTGCGGTAGCAATCACCACAACTAAAGGTGGTGTAAGTTCCATTGAGTCTATTTTGATAACTAATCCAGGTTCTGGGTATACCAATACAAACCCTCCAACTGTTACTATTTTTGGGGGAGATGGTGTTGGAGCAGCAGCGACCGCCATAATTGTTGATAGTGGAATCACAACCTTTACTATAAATGGTGGTAGTGGATATTATACTAAACCAATTGTAACGATTAGTGGACCATCCGTTGGAGTTACTGCCATCGTTGATCCTGTAATTTCTAATGGACAGGTAACATCTCTCAGATTTGCCAATACTGGTTATGGATATACTCAAGCGCCAACAGTTTCAATTGCTGGAACATCATCAATTGGTATTGGTACTTTTGTTTACAACGAACTAGTTGAAGGTCAGACATCAGGAACTAAAGCAAGAGTGAAAGATTTTAGAACTATTCCTGCCTCTATAGGAGTTTCATCAATAACATATTTGAGGGTTTCTATAAATAATGGAGAATTTTATCCTGGAGAAATTGTTGTTGGAGGAATATCTTCAGCAATATATTTGGTTTCATCATACACAACTGATAGTTATGATGATTCATATGATCAAAACCAAGAACTACAGGAAGAAGCAAATTCAATAATTGATTTTTCAGAGTCTAATCCATTTGGAGAATACTAATGTTAGGAACATATTATTATCACGAAATTATTAGAAAAACTATTATTGGATTTGGAACTTTATTTAATAACATTTACATCCAACATAAAGATAAGAGTGATCAAGTTTTAGATGAAACTAAAGTTGGAATTGCTTACGGACCTATTCAAAAATTTCTGGCAAAGATTCAACAGCAAGCAGAATTAAACAGAGCTGTTGCTATTACTTTGCCTAGAATGTCATTTGAAATGACTTCAATACAATATGATTCAAGTAGAAAATCTGGAGTTACACAAACATTTAAGGCTTCTGATGGACAAAATTTGAAAAAAGTTTTTATGCCTGTTCCATATAATATTGGATTTGAATTAAATATTCTAACCAAATTAAATGATGATGCTTTACAAATTGTAGAGCAAATTTTACCCTACTTTCAACCATCATTCACAATAACTATAGATCTTATTGATTCTATAGGAGAAAAAAAAGATATACCAATTGTTTTAGATTCAATAGATTTTCAGGATGATTATGAAGGAGATTTTTCTACAAGAAGATCTTTAATTTACACTTTAAGATTTACTGCTAAAACTTATCTATTTGGTCCAATTGCAGATACCACAGAAGGACTTATTAAGAAGGTTCAGGTGGATTATTATAATGATACGAATAAAGAAGTTGCTAAAAGAGAGTTAAGATATGTTGCCACTCCTAAAGCAATTAAAGACTATAACAATGATAACACTGCAATTCTGTCTGAAGATATTACAAAAACAGAAACAAGATTAAATATCAATACTACTAGTGGACTATCAGAAAATAATAGAATTGTAATAGATAGTGAAGTAATGAAAGTTTTGGAGATTGTAGATTCTACGACCTTAATCGTTAAGAGAGGATATGATAATACAATAATATCCACACACTCACAAAATACTTCTATTGATTTACTAACGAGTGAAGATGATAATTTAATTGATGTTGATGATGACTTTGGATTTAATGAAGAAACTATTACGTTTACAGATTCTAGATCTTATAGTCC